AACAATCTACTTACACAAATAATGTAGAAAATCAATCGCTATTTCAAAACTATTATTTAGCTTATTTAAATAATATTTTCAGCGAAAAGTCAAGAATATTTAGAGTTAAGGCTATTTTACCTATCAGCTTATTGACGCAAATAAAGGTAAATGATCGTGTAATTATTAGAGACAAAAGATATACGATTAATACTTTCACAACTGATTTGACAACTGGTGAGGTTAATCTTGAACTATTAACAGATTTTAGAGCAGTATGATAAAAGTAATTTTAGATTTATTGACAACTTTAGATCACTATGGACATAGTGAAGAAATAGAAATTGCAAAAGGTAAGTATGAACTGCCAACAACATTTAAAAAAGGATTTATTCAAATTAAAAGAAACTGGAAATGGCAGAGCAAAAAGTAGTTACGCTTGAGGTTAAAACCAAAAACCAATCTGGCATCGCTAAATTTTTTAGTGACCTTAAAAATAATATTCAAGGTGTCAAGAATGAAACTGGCGATTTAAATGAAAAGCTAGACGAAGTTGGCAAAAAATCAAGTGCATTTGATGCTATAAAAAAGGGGGCTATGGAATTAATTCCTGGTCTTAAAGGAGCAACAGAAGCAGGTAATGGTTTACTTCTAAAAATGTGGCAATTAGTAGCTAATCCAATTGGATTAATTATTACTGCTATTGTCGTTTCTCTTAAATTTTTATATGAAGCATTTCAAAATTCAGTTGCAGGTGGTAAAGAATTAAAAGCAATTTTTGCAGCACTTGGTGGTGTAATGACTCAAGCCAAAGATGCAGTTTTTGGATTAGGTAGAGCATTTTTAGATTTAGTTGAAGCAGGTTATAAATTCATCACTCTTGATTTTAAGGGAGGTATGGAAGCCTTCGGAGATGCTACCAAACAGGCAAGCATTTCAATGGAACAATTAGGTGATGCAGCAACAACTACTTTCGGAAAATTAAAAGATTTAGAAAAGCAGCAACAGAAAAACGATAAAGCACGTAAGATATCTGCGGTTGAGGAGGCAAAAAATGCTTATTTGTTAGTTAGATCACGTGATATTTTAACAGATGAGACTGCTTCATTACAAGAAAAGCAAAAAGCCTTAGCAGAGGTTACTAAATCAGAAAATGCAGCATCTCAAGAACGTGTTCGTATTGCAGCAAAAGATTTAATTATTATTCGTGAAAGAAGAAAAACATTAAAAGGAGAAGCTGCTAAACAATTAGCACAAGAAGAAAGAGATAGAGAAATTGCTTACTATGCTGCAAAAGAAGAAGGTGCTAGAAATGGCATTAAATTAAATAAGCAAGCCAAAATGCTTAAAAGGCAATTGATGGCTGATGAAAAAGATGGAGATAATGAACAAGAGGCTAGAAAAAAAGAATTAGCAGCCGCAAGATTAGAAGCTGATAGAATTAATAGAGAAGCAGAAATTTCTTTATTAAATGATAAAAATAAAGAAATACAAACTCGAATTGATAAATACAATCAAGATCGAGCAAAATTAATTAAAGCAGGTTATAAAGATTTTTCAAAAATCGATGAGGCATTCTTAAAAGATAGAGCAACGATTAACAAAAAATATGATGACGCTGCTGAAAAATTAAGAATAGAAAAAGAGCAGAGAGATTATGCTGCACTTCAAACAGAAACGCAAGGTTTAATTGATGAATCAAATCGTCAAATTAAACAATTAACAGATAAAGAATTAGATAGGGCTAATAATGAAAAACTTGCATTTGATATAAGATTATCGGCAGTTGCACAGAGGGAAAAATTAATGTCAGAAATGATATTTAAGAATGAGGAAGAAAGAACTGCATTTGAGAAACAAAATTCCGACGCTAGAAAGAAAATAGCTGAAGGAGAAAGAGATGCCAAGAGAGCGGCGGCTTTAGCAGTTGCTGATACCTTAGCAAACGTAGCTAATTTAATTGGAAAAGAAACGGCAGCAGGGAAGGCTTTAGCGGTTGCGAGTGCAACAATTTCTACTATTAATTCAGCTCAAAAAGCGTATGAATCAACAGTGGGTATTCCTTATGTGGGTCCATTCTTAGCACCAATTAATGCAGGTTTAGCTTTAGCGGCAGGTTATAAAAATGTTTCTGATATTTTAGCAGTGCAAGTTCCAGGCGGAGGCGGCGGAGGTGGAGGTGCTCCATCTGGTGGTGCTACTCCTAGAACTCCTTCATTTAATGTAGTTGGTGCAAGCCCAGCTAGTGCTAATCAAATAGCTAACACAATAGGCAAAGAGCAACCTCCAGTTAAGGCTTATGTGGTTTCAAATGAGGTAACAACTGCACAAAGTTTAGAAAGAAATATTGTATCATCTGCAACTTTAGGTTAGTGAAAATAAAACAAGGGTAATTTTTAAACGTTTATGCGATATGAGAATTGTAGAATTAGTAATCGAGAAGGATCTTGATGGCATTGATGCCGTTAGCTTAGTAGATGCTCCAGCAATCGAAGAAAACTTTATTGCTTTGGCAAAAGAATATAAAATGGATTTAGCTGAGGTAGATGCTGAGAAGCGCATTCTTATGGGTGCTGCTTTAATTCCTAACAAGCAAATCTATCGCAAGCACGGCAAAGATGAATTTTATGTTTTCTTTTCTGAGAATAAAGTTAAGAAAGCAAGCGAGTTATTTTTACAAAACGGCAATCAATCAAACGCTACTCTAGAACACAAGACTAAATTTGATGGTGCTACTGTTGTCGAGTCTTGGATAATTGACAATCCTGAAATGGACAAATCAAAAAACTATGGATTTAGTTTGCCAAAAGGAACTTGGATGATCTCAATGAAAATAGAAGATGACAAAGTTTGGAGCGACGCAAAAGATGGCAAGTATAAAGGGTTTTCAATTGAGGGATATTTTGCAGATAAATTAGAAATGTCTTTACAGGATATTGAAGCAGAAAATTTAATAAATGAAATACTAAACATTTTAAAAGATGGCAAATAAAAAAACAAGTCCACAAGCAAGTAATAAAGATGCTTGTTTATGTGAGGATGGCACCTACTCAAAGGAGTGTTGCAAAGGAGAACAAATCAATCAAGGCATAGGTGCCTTAGTTGGACAAGGGTCTTCAGTTATAATTAACACAAATGAGCCTCGCACAGTAGGTTCTGTAAGCTAGTAAATTAAACAAACAAATAAAATGAAGTACAAAGACAAATTAAACCAAATCAAAGCACTATTGTCGCTTGAGGTTAAACTTGCGCAAATGACTTTAGCAGATGGCATCACTGTCATTGAAGCAGAAGAATTTGAGCCTGAATACTCAGTAGGCATTGTGACTCCAGATGGAATCGTTCCGATGCCAGTTGGAGAGTATGAATTGCAAGATGGTTCAATGGTAGTTGTAGAAGTTGAAGGAATCATTGCTTCGGTTGGACCGATGGCAGAAGAAGCTCCTGAAGCTGAAGCAGCACCTGAAGAAGCAGTTGCGCCAGAATTGGAAGCAGAAGCATCTGCGCCACAACCTAAAAGAATCGTTGAATCAGTTTCAAAAGAAACATTTTTCGAATCACAAATTGCAGAATTAAAAGCTGAATTAGATGTGTTAAAAGCAGAAAACGAAGCATTAAAATTATCTGCTCAAGCTAAAGAGGAAGAAATTCAATTAGCATCACAAGAAGAAGGAGCAGAGCCATTGGCTTTTAATCCAGAATCAGAAGTTAAACCAGAAGGTTTTAAATACGGAAAGAATCGTACTAAAAACATTCAGGATTCAGTTTATAACAAATTATTCAACTAAAATTAATTACAAAAAGAAATGGCAACTACAACGTCAATTACCACAACTTATGCTGGCGAATTTAAAGATAAAATTATCGCAGCAGCATTATTATCGTCTCCAACTATCGACAACGGTGGAATCGAGATTAAGCCAAACATTAAATACAAAGAAGTAATCAAGAAAATCGCTACAGATGATATCTTGAAAAACGCTACTTGTGATTTTGATGCAACTTCAACTGTTACTTTAACTGAGCGTATTTTACAACCAGAAGAGTTCCAAGTAAACTTACAATTATGTAAGAAAGATTTTCACTCTGATTGGTTATCAGCTCAACAAGGTTTTTCTTCTTTCGATGTATTGCCTAAAACTTTCGCTGACTTCTTAGTTGCACACGTTGCTGCTAAAGTTGCTGCAAAGAACGAAACAAACATCTGGTCAGGTGTGAACGCTAACGCTGGCGAGTTTGCTGGATTTACTGCTTTATTAGCTGCTGATGCTGCTCTACCTGCTGCTCAAGAGGTTGCTGGAACTACCGTAACTGCTGCAAACGTTGTTGCTGAAATGGGCAAGATTGTAGATGCGATCCCTGCTACACTTTACACTAACGAAAACCTTTACATCTACGTTTCACAAAACATCGCTCGTGCTTACGTTCGTGCTCTTGGTGGATTTGGTGCTTCAGGTTTAGGTGCTAACGGTACAAATGCACAAGGTACACAATGGTACAACAACGGATCATTATCATTTGATGGTGTTAAAATCTTTGTTGCAAATGGATTAGGTGCAAACAAGGCAATTGCTACTACTAAAGATAACTTGTATTTCGGTACTAGCCTATTGTCTGATATGACTGAGGTTAAAGTTATTGACTTAGCAGATATCGACGGATCGCAGAATGTCCGCGTAGTTATGAGAATGAGCGCAGGTGTTCAATACGGAATCGTAGAAGACAT